TCACTCAAAAGGTGAAGCGTCTTTCAAGTGGAGTGTGGAGAGTGAGTGCTCGGACCGAGATTCCAGTAATGGAAGCAATCGGTGCCCAAAACTCGGCGGGTTATACCGCCATGCCCAAGGTCGCGTACGTGAACACCCTTGAAACGGTGGGTTTCTTTCACGAACGCTCCAGTATCACTGAACGCAGGCTTGTACGGATGATCGCCGCCAACATTTTAAATAATGTGACGACAACCGTTGCTGCCGTGACTACTGGGTCGGTACCCGAGCTGATTGATGCTCTTGCTGCTCCGACTTAATCGCCGGCCAGCGCCGACTTAACGCATTAGCTGTAATTTTGCAGCTGTGCGTCCGCATTTCGCGGTCTCGCAATTTTCCTTTAAAGGAGGTTTTATGGCTATGTTAGCCACGTGGGATAAAGACCTAAGCATAAGGGAATCGGTTACTTTCTATACCGATCTCGCTCTTGAACACTGCCGGCTTGCCGGAAACTGCGCTGACGCTGTCGCGGAGCTAATTCGCGATGGCAATTTCCTTGCAGTGTGTCGCTATGAGGTTGACTACAGTGACCCTAGTATTTCTGTTATGTCTATGCTTCACCTTCGCCAAGCTCTTGGCTTCTTTTCGAAGTTAGAGCCGCTTGAGTTAGGTATAGATAAACAGTCTATGGCACTGGAGCAGTTCATGGCGTCTGAGTACGACTGCTGTATTACGAACAATATCCTTAATATGACCTCATCCGGGAAGTTTTCACTTCTTCCGGACGTTGAACGCGTGCTTTCGCACGCGACGCGTAAAATTGAGGCCGTACTTGGGGAGACGGTTCCCAGCCTATCAGAGCTGGAGCTCGTATTTGGACCTGGAGCAACTACGTCCGTTCTAAAAAGAAATGCCAGTGCTCGTGAAAAATTGAGCACGGTACCATCTTGTAGTGCGAACATGCTACCCCTAGTTCCTTTGCTTTACAAGGAGCTCCCTAGATACTTAGGGCATCACATGAATCTTAACTGTGATGATGTTGGGTCTGAGATTACCGTTGATGTTGATATCGGTAAGCTCAGTTTCGTTCCGAAGAACGCGACTACCATGCGTTCCGTGATGACTGAACCGACTTTGAATGGTCTGGTTCAGGGCGGCTTTGGCCGCTATATCACGAAGCGACTTCGTCGTGTAGGTCAGGATACAAGAGACCAAACCCGTAATAGGCGTTTGGCTAAACTTGGATCTGAAACTGGGGCTTTAGCAACCCTTGACCTGAGTAGGGCTTCTGACTCGATAAGCTACGAGTTAGTGGCGGCTCTCCTTCCATATGAATGGTTTGCAGCGTTGGCTTTATGCCGGACTGATTCAGCACTTCTACCTTCGGGTGAGGTGCTTGTCCTGCAGAAGTTTCGTCCATGGGGAATGGTTTTACGTTCCCTCTTCAGACCTTGATATTTTGGGCGCTCGCGAAAGCTTGCGTTCAAATTACATCCCCAAGAAATAAGACGGTTTCCGTCTATGGGGATGATATCATCATTGGCACTGAGGCTGTCCCGTTGTTTAGGAAAGTGCTTCACAGCACTGGTTTTATCCTGAACGACAGGAAGTCTTATTGGGAGGGTCCCTTCCGTGAGTCTTGCGGATGCGACTACTTCTACGGATTTGATATACGTCCGTTTTATGCGAGAGGTTGTGTTAATGGAGAGAGTTTATTTCTCCTGCACAACTTTTATCATAGGAATTATCTCTATGATTTATCGCAGAAGGTTCTCGGTCATATTGACCCGAGCCTTCGTATCTACGGCCCTGACGGGTATGGTGATGGTCACCTTTTGGGTGACTGGCACCTTAAACCTCATTTGAGGGATCGTGGATATTCCGGCTATACTTTTGAAACGTATACACGGAAAAGTAGGGCGAGCTTTTTTAGACGCTCTGCGGATTATGTGTATCCGTCTTATACTGCCTACCAGCGAGAGCTGGCGGGTAGCCCGGGTGAAAACATGCCTTTCTTTGTTTCTCGCAAACAGAGAGATGTTATGTCTCTTCACTTGGTCGAAAGTAGGCCCCACCCCCATTCTGTTCTTGGGGATGGTTTTGAGTCCTTTGGCGTTACACTGCCTGGGACCAAAGGGTATAGACGTATAAAGATCTACAC